CCAGCGCCGCCGTTCCCGTAGTAGCGACTTTAGTCGCTTTCAGCCGTCCCAGCTCCTCCCGCACCGCCTCCAGCCGCTCACGCGCCTGCTGCTCCTTGCGCCATTCACGGATCGTACGCCGCGCCAAGCGCCAGGCCTGCTTGCCTGTCCAGCCCGGCGTGCTGGGCCACACGGACTGGATTGCCCTGGCCAGCGCCAGCCGCCGCCCAAAATCATCGTCCAATTTATCCTTTGGATGGCACACCGCCACGCCCACCAGCACCCGCTTCGGACCACCGTCCATTGGCCGCAGATAGCAGGTGGTCACGTACTGATCGCTCTCCCGTGGATCGAGCTGCATGATATCCAATCTGAATTGGATCGCCACTGGCACACCCTCAATAAACGTCTCAATCTCGATTGGTCTCACCACGTACATCTCACCCTTCCTTCTGCTTCGCTTCTTTCAAAGCCTGAATTGCCTGGTTCACCTGATCCAGCGCCCTTGCAGCCCTGGCCACCACTTCGATGTCGCCCTTCTCTAGCAGCGGTCGCACCTGCCGGCGGGCTTCACTCAGCGCCATCAGCGCCTCGTCGATCAGCCCCACCGCCGCATATGGCAAAGGCCTGCGTGCGGTCATTCGTTATTCTCCGTGTCTCTGTGTTTCAGTTGTCATCCCCTCCCTCAACGCCGCCAAAATCGCATCCTTCTTCTTGATCGAGCGATACATATCTCCGATCACCATCGGCAGCCCGCTGGCCACGAACAGCGTCAGCGCCAGCAGCGCGCAGCGCCAATCGATCAGCGCCAGCCCGGTCAGCGTCACCAGCACGCCCCCCACCACGAACAGCGCCGTGTAACCGTCCTTGCGCTCCCCCAGGGCGTGCATCAGGGCGTTGTAGCTCAATCCGAAGAAGAACAGGCCTGCCGCAATTGCCCCGATCAGCCGCCAATCCAGCGCCGATCCGCACCCATTCACGCCGCCGCCCCCTGCACTGTGCTATCCTGAAGCTGTGCCCCAATTCCGTCCAGCTCAGATTCCTTCGCCTTGACCAGATCGTACAGCCCCCGCCAGTGCGCCGGCTCTTCCTGGGCGTCGATCCATTCGCAATACGGCTCGTAGCCCATCCGCTCCGCCAATCGCTTCGCCGCCTGGTGCGCCAGGCTCATCCAATATTTGCTATCTGGGGGGTAATCGTCTTCATCCCACTCGATCAGCGTCCGGTAGGTAGCCTTCCCGTCACTCGTTCTCCCCCGGTGATTTGGATTGATCCTCATGCCTGCCATCTCCCATAGAATCTTCATCGCCGCCCACCACGCCGCAGCCTGCTCCGGCGGGCACGGCACATACTTCACCGTCAAATCGACGGTCCAGTCCACGGCTAATCTTCCGCCTGCACGTGCACCACCGGCACCGATTGGCCGTCCTCCGGCCGCGGCAGATCGCTCACCGTCAACACCTTCATCCGCTTCATCTCCTGCCACTCGCGGATCACAACCCGCAAAGCGCTGGAGAAATCCAGATTGCCCATCTCCCGACCATATTCCTGAATAACCCGGATCTGGTCTTCGTCCATCGTGCTAGTTCGCTGCTTCAGTCCCATTCGTCCTCCTTTACGTTGTCAGTTAATTGCTGACAGTCAGGAATTATAAACGCAATCAGTATTTTGTCAAGGTATTTTATACTTTCGGATAAAATACCTTTATGGAATGGAAAGAATGGATTGCCCGCAAATATCTGGAGTGGCGAGGGGATAAGATTGGTAGTGATGGAAGTATCAGTGCCTTTTCTAGATGGTTGGGAGTAAGTCAAAAGACTGTAAATTCGTGGATAAACGAAGGGGTTGCCCCAAGATCGGCTTCCACAATCAATCTGTTGGTGACCCGCTTCGGTGGGGGCACCTACCGGTAGACACAGTTTCTCTCATCACTTCACTGCGCGTATCCGCGCCTACCGTAAAAAAAGCCCCTGATCCAGGGGCTTTTTATTTCACTAGAACGGCCCGATGATACTAAATTCCGGCGCATGGTTGGCCGCCACAGAAGTGTCCAATGATCCTCCGGACGTTTGCTGCGCCATCAACTCAACGTAACTCCCCGACGACAAATAATACAGCGTTGCAATACTGATCGTAGCTACCCCCGACGAGGTTGCCGAGATGCGCTGCCCGGCGATATACGTGGCTCCATTCACCCGGACATATATGCTGCGCAGGCCAGTGGCATTTGCTGCGAATTCGACTTCCCCATAAATGAGATACCAGCCATCGGCTGAAACAGTCAGCCGGGTGTTGTTGGTCGAATTGTCATGATAATTGTTATCGTCCCGGCGCTCGGCAGTGAAATTGATTGCATACAGCGTGCCGGAAGTCGTCAGCGTCTGCGCCCCGGTGGCATAAACCCTCGCCCCCTTAGGAACCAGGGCATATTGTGGGTGATCGTTATCGCTCAGCCCATCCATCCCGCCGTGGTCGTGCTTATGCAGCGTGGTCGCCCCGCCGTCGGTCAGGTCGGTGTGGTTGGCCGCCGTCAGGTGGGTGTAAGTCGTCGAGTTGAGATTGCTCAGCCCGGTATGGTCGATCTGCGCCCCATCCCCGCCGGCGTGGTCGTGGCTGTCGCCGTTCGTCACCCCCTGGGCTGCTACGGCGAAGGCCGCCGCGTGGTTTCCGTCCAGGTAATCCGCATTCAGATTGGTCACCACCGTCGTGCTGGCGATCGTCATCGGCGCCGTCCCCGTGGCCACATCCGCTTCCAGCGTTTGCGCCCGGATCTCGTGGCTGCCGGCATCCCAATCGGCGCTTAGCCCCCGTGTGCCATCTGCCCGCAGGTATTGCGTGTGATCGTCGTCCGCCAGGCCCCCCAGCCCGCCGTGATCGATCTGCGCCCCATCCCCGCCGGCGTGGTCGTGGCTGTCGCCATTGGTCACGCCCTTGGCGCTGGGCGCGTAATTCAGTGAGACCGTCCCGCCGCCATCGTCCGTCAGCGTCCCGTTGGGCACCTGGATCGTGTCCACGCTGCCCACGCTGGGCGTGGCGTCTTCCTCCTCCACCGTCAGGCTGCTGGGAGTAGTTCCCCCGCTGGTGTACTCTCGCCGCTCCAGCTCCTTCAGCCGGCGCTCCAGCTGAGTGATCCGCTCGATCAGCATCGTTGCCAGGTCCGCCATCACGCCACCGCCATTTTCACGTCGATCTTCTCTTCCCCGTTCTCGCTGACCGTGATCGCTACTTCGTCGATCTTCAGGCTCACGCTCGCCCCCGAGAACGGGTTGACTGCCGTAACCAGGTCGCCCAGGGTGTAATGCGTCCCGTACTGGCTGCCCGGCGTCTGGATCACATCGAACTCAAACTGCTTTTGCGCCTTGCGCTCGTCCAGAGCCGCATCCCCCCGTGCGTTCAGCCCGTCGGTTGTGTCTACGTCCGTTGCGTTCTGGAACATCTCGATGTTGTTATCATCTACATCGTAATTCGCCCCCGTGCGGACTGCCGTCGTCCGGCTGCTCTCTTCGCCCTGCCCGCCCACGATGCACACCGTCTTCTCGTCCGTGCGGATGTCCCGCCAGGTCGGGTTGCTCATGTTGCCCCGTTCCAGCGCAAAGAATACGCTCGCCGTGCGGTCCGTTCCCAGTTGCCCGTCATAAAAACGCCACTGCCAGGCCGTGGCCGATGTCTTCACCACGTCAAAGTCGCCGCCGGCGATCAGCGCCAGGCGTTGCAAGTTCTCCAGCAGGTTGTCCCACTCGCAGAACCAATCCACCGTGTTGCCGTCCGCGCCGTTCGTCTCTACCGTCAGCCCGGTGATCGCCCCGGCTCGCAGCCGGCCATTCACCACTGTGGCGTCGCTGGTGGCGTTGTATTTGACCAGCGTGTTCATCACCGTCTCGGCCGGGTCGGCCGTGAACTTGGTCTTGTCGGCAGTCCCGGCGTAATAGGCCACGATCCGCCAGGATAAGATCGACATCAGCCCCGGGCAGGTGACCACAGCCTTGCTCCCCTGCTCGCCGTAATAGAACTCGCTCTGCCTGGCCAGCCCAACGAAATCACGGGCAAATGATCCGCTATCCGGCTTGCGCCAGATCTCGACCTGCCACTTGTCCGCCAGGTTGGCCATCAGCGGGTGATCTCCCCGCAGCCCAAACTGCAGCAATCCCGGCGCGTTCACCTTGCGCACGTAATGCAGGCTGGTGAAGTCGGTCACCACGAATTGCAGGTTCCCGGAAGTATCGAAGACGTTCAGGTAATAATCGGCCATAATTTATGCCGGCGTTCCGATCGCCAGCCACTGAATGCTGTAGGTGATTGAGTTGGTGGTTGTAAACCGGACGACATTCACAATAATGGCGCTCGGCCCGGGCGTGTACTGGTGCCAGATATAATAAGTCTGGTTTTCGCTGGGCGCAGCCATGGTCAACAAAACCAGCGGTCCCGCCGAGAATGCGACCGGATAAGTGATTGTCAGGTCCTGGGTGGCAACCCCGGCGCCCATGCTGCCCGAGGCGATCCCTGCCTGCATCATCACCTCACCGGGTGTATATTCCGTAGTCCCCGGCGTTCCCCAAATACTGGCGCTGCCGCCCTGCCGGCGGTACATCTGTGGCACCCGGTTGCCCAGCTTGGTGTCATCCACCGCGCTATCCGCCAGCTCGCCGTTTCCCACCGCTCCCGCCGCGATCTGCGCTGCCTGCACTGCCCCATCCGCGATCTTGGCTGCCGTCACCGCGTCGTCTGCAATCCCATCCGTCGCCACCTGGCCAAAGTCCAGCACCGATCCCGACCGGCGCAGGACGTATTCCTCCGTGCCTGCCGTGATCGCCGCGCTGGCGCCGGTGGTGTTGCTCGCCCGGCCCAACACCGATAACCCGGTCAGTGCTGTAATCGCCTCCGCTCCCTGGCTATCGGAATAGGCCACATACGTGCGCGCATCGGTCAGTGTGATCACCCCGCCGGTGGTGATGGTGAACGTCGCCAGGCGGATCTCATAGGTGGTTCCCGGCGTCTGGGTCAGAGCAGGAATCGCCGCCGTGCCGTCCGTATTGCGCACCGCCACCAGCCGCACCGTCTGCGCGCTCCAGCTCACCCTCAGAATAACGTGCCCGCCGGTGGTCCCCACGCTGGGCGTGGTCACCGTCAGGTTAACCGACGCCGTGTTCCAGTAATACAGCCCGTACACAATCGCCGACCCGGTATTGACCGCCAACGGGGAGCTGCTCCCGGTGACTGCCAGCTCGTTCAGCACACCGCGCAGCACGCCGCCCGCGCCGCCCTTGGCCCACACGTGCCGCAGCCATTGGGCAACCGCGTCCCGGTCGAACCCTGCGGTCGGTCCATCTCCGACGTTATTCGTATTCCAGAACCGTGATGTCTCGGTCATGCGCTACTCCGGCCCGATTGCCAACCATTGCACCGTCCAGGTGTCCGAGTTGCTCCCGTTGCAGTACACGGTCCCGTTGAACCCAGTCGTACTGGATGAGGTCACATACACCATCGCCGAAGCTGCCGGTGAGTCGTCCGACTTGATCGAGCAGATCACCAATGGCTTATTGCTGAACGCGGTCGGGAAGGTGATCGAGAAGGTCTTGCTGGTCTGCGCCGAAAAGACCACATCCACCGCACCGGCCTGCATCCGCACCGTGGTAGGCGTATAAGTTGTCGTTCCCGCCACGCTCCAATCCGATGTATCGCCGCCTTGCCGGCGATAGAACTGCGGCACCCGGCTGCCCACCTTCGTATCGTCCACCGCATCGCTGGCCAGCTCGCTGTTTCCCACCGCCCCGGCGTCGATCTGGTCGGCGCCCACCGCATTATCGGCGATCTTGGCTGCCGTCACTGCATCGTCTGCAATCCCAGCCGTCGCCACCTGGCCAAAGCCCAGCACCGATCCCGACCGGCGCAGGACCTGCCCGTCCGATCCGGCAGTGATCGCCGCGCTCTGCCCGGCAGTGCCCGCCGATCTTCCCACCACCGAAAGCCCGGTCACGTTCTCCAGGCTGGCAGCCGTCAGGTAGTTGGCCATCACGCAGAAATTGCGTGCATCCGTCAGCGTGATCGCACCGGCGATGGTGATCGTGAACGTCGCCAGCGGGATATTCCACTCGCTGCCGGCCGTCTGCACCAGGCTGGGGATCGCCGCTACCCCGTCCGTGTTCATCTGCACCACCGCCCGCACCGTCTGCGCCGTCCAGTCCACCTTCAGGTTCACCCGCCCGCCGGTCGTGCCTGTGATCGGGCTGGTCACCGTCAGGTTGAGCGCCGCCGAATTATTGTAGAAGAACCCGTGAGCAATCGCCGAGCCGGTCGCCACGCTCAACGGGGAGTTGCTCCCGCTCACCGCCAGCTCGTTATCCACGCCACGCAGCACGCCCTGGCTGGCTTCCTGGTCGGTGGTGATCAGCCGGCGCACGAAATCATAGAACTCCGTCGCGGTGTACCCCCCGCTGGTTCCATCCCCGGTTCCATTAGTCGTCCAAAATGCGCTCTTTTCCATTCTAAATCTCCATGATACAATCGCCAGCAGGTGCAATCGAATGAATACCGGCGTTTACATGATCCGGAATAAAATCACGGATGCCTGCTACATAGGTAGCACGGCTCAATCTTTTAGTGCCCGTTTTGGATCTCATCGTTATCATCTCCGCCGTAACACCCATCGTAACAAAAAACTTCAAAACGCCTGGAGAAAATACGGCGAAGATTGTTTTGAATTTCTGATTCTTGAAAAGGTTTCTCCAGAAGAAGCCCTGGACGCAGAACAAAGATGGTACGAGAATTTCAAACAATCCGGTCATAAACTTTACAATCTCAGATCGGATGTAAAGTCTCAGCTTGGAATGCACCATTCTCCAGCCTCTCGCCATAAAATCTCCCAAGGCAATAAAGGAAAGATCGTCAACCTTCGTACACGGATAAAACTTAGTATTATCCAATCCGGGAAGAAACGCTCCGACCAGGCCAAAGCTAATATGTCGACGGATTGGTACCTGGTTTCTCCAACTGGGGAAAGCCTGATTATCCATGATCTCAACGATTTTTGCGCCAAAAATAATCTCGATAATAGTGCAATGGCAAAGGTCTCTAAGGGATTGACGAAAAGTTATAAAGGCTGGACTTCTCCAGATGCGAGAGCCGAATATCTGAAATCGCATCCTTTGAAACGGCCAAACAAAATTGAAAAGATTTGTCCACAATGCCATAATTCCTTCTTGATTAAAGCCTCCCAGGCCGATCGCCGCAAATTTTGCAGCCAGAAATGTCGGAATGAGCACGATAGTCTCGCTTATTCTGGCACTGGAAATCCTAATTATCGGCATGGAAAACGTGTTCAAACCTATCACACTCCGATATAGCGGTTATACCAGCGCACCACGATCGCCGTGTTCGTTCCCGCGCTCGTCCCGCTGAATTGCAGGTTGTTCGTCCCTGGGAATAGGTGCCAGGTCGCCAGGTCGCTATCCGCCGTCAGATTGCTGATCTGGTTGACCCCCGACCCATCCACCACTGTCTTGTACCCATATCGCAGGTCAATCGTGTAGCTGTCTCCATCTGCGATCGTCGTCCCGTCGAAGTCCAGCACCTCTCCCGTGTCCAGGTGCTCGATCTTGGGATCAGCCACCGGCCCGATGATCTCGATCTCCGGGTATTCGATCCACGTCCCGGTGTAGGCCAGCGCCGTCTCTGCCCCCACCGTCGTCCCGCCAAACACCCACGGCACCGCCATCGGGAAGGCAAAACCACTGCCGCCCGTCTCGCCCACGATCCGCACGCTTTGCCGGGTCGGGTCGTACCAGGCCGGGTCGGGACAGATCAGCCGCACCGCCGCCCGCTGGCCGGCATAGCGGAACGCGTCCCGCTTCGAGAACTGCGGCCCCTCCGCGCAGTAGCAATCGATCTGCCGCACCGTCCCGTCCGGCTGGGTGAAGCGCAAATTCAGCGCCGCGTCCAGGGTCGGGCTGAGCTGGTTGATCAGTTCCTGGCGTCGGGAATAGAACTCGGCCCAATCATTTGCCCGCAGCATCAGCACCAGCTGGATCATCCGCGGATCGAGCCGGTAACCCCGGTCGCTCTCCCCATGCTGCAGCGGCCCGCGCTCCGTCAGCCGGTGCAATGGCGGCATACCGAAGCCCTCGTAATTCTCGACCACGTAGTTCTCGACGTCGGTCAAATCCAGAGCCACGCCAGATCGCAAGATTTCCAAAGTTCCAAAAATCATCTCTGTGTCTCCGTGTCTCTGTGGTTACGCTTCCCCATACAGCATCTGCAGCAGCCGCACATCCGCCGCCAGCGTCCCTGCGCTCTGCGCCGGGTAATTGGCGCTCAGGTAGTAATTATTGACCGTCGCCGGCCCCGCCGCACCGCCGCCCGCCATGGCGAACGCCGGCTTGGCCGTGGCCCCGAAGGCCTTCCCGATCGCCGTTTGTCCATCCCGCAGCGCCGCCCCCAGGCTGTCCACATAGCTCATTCCTGCATTCTCGCCGATCGCTGCAAACACCCCCGAAGGCGAGTGCATGAGTAGAGCGTCCCGGACAGCATTGACCATTCCCATAAAGAAGCCTTCAATCTGGTCAAAGAACCAATCCTTGTTATCCTGGATCCCCTGCCACACGCCCAGCACGATGTCCTTGCCGATCTGCAGCACCGTGTTCAGAAGCCGCTTGGGGATCTCCGCCAGCACCAGCCCCAGCTTGACGATCGCTTCACCAATCGCCGGCAGGTTCTCCACGATCCCCTTGATGACCGCCTTCAGCAGCTCGAACCCGATCTCTGCCATAAGCGGCAGCAGCAAGATCAGCGCATCCACCATCGCCTCTACCAGTTCCGGCATAGCCTCGATCAGCGCCGGCAGCGCCTCGATGATTCCTTCCACGATCCCGATCAGCAGCTTCCCGCCCGCCTCCACCAGTAGGGGCAGGTTCTCGATCAGGATCCGAGTAATCAGAATGATAGCTTCCACGATCGCCGGGATCAGCTGGGGCATCGCCTCTGCCAGGCCTTCGATTAGCGAGATAACCGCCTTGATCCCTGCCTCCACCAACATCGGCAGGTTATCAACGATGGCGTTAACCAGCATCAGCAGGATCTGCACTCCGGCGTCAATGATCATCGGCAAATTCTTGACGATAAATTCCACCAGGCTGTGGATGATGTCTATCGCCGCCTCCAGCAGCTTGGGCAGGTTCTCTGTGATTGCGTTCAGGATCCCCTGGATGATGTTCAGCCCGGCTTCCAGGAACTCTGGCGCCCGCGTGGCAATGTCATTGGCAATATCCCCGATCAGGTCGCCCACGCCCTTCGCCATCTTCACCAGGTCCCCATCCGCCCCGCGCACGATCTCGGAGAACTGCCCTAAATAGGTCTGCGCCGTGTTTGCCAGCCCCTGGAAGGCCGGCGCAAAGGCTCCGGCCAGCTCGCCCAGCGTGCCCTGCAGGCCCGCCTTCAGGCTGGCCAGCGTGTCTCCGAAGCTCTCCAGGCCGGCGACGGTATCCTCGCTCATCACCGCGCCCACCGTGCGCGCTTCCTCACTCAGCCTGGCAATTTCATCCGACCCCGCCTTGATCAGCGGGTTCAGCTCCATCGCGCTTTTGCCGAAGATCTCCATCGCCAGCGCATCGCGCTCGGTCTCGTTGGCCACCCCGCCCAGCGCGTCGATCACCTCGGCGAATACCGTCTCGCTGTCTCGCAGGTTGCCCTGGGCGTCCGTAAAAGCCACGCCCAGCCCGTTGAACGCCGCCGCCATCTCGATGGGGACGTTGATCTCGTCCTCCATCTTTCCGGACGCCAGCTCATCGTTGAATTTTTTCTGCTGCTCCTGGGCCGTGTCCATCGAGCGCGTCAGCTTTGATAGGCTGCCGGTCACCGTCTCCGCAGAAGTGCCCACCTGGTCGCCCACATAGGCCAGCTCCTGCAGGCGTTCGGTCGAGATCCCGGTCTGCAGCGATGTGTCCGTCAGCTCCCCGGCCAGCTCCGCCGAATCGGTCACCAGCTTCCCAATCGCCAGGCCCACCCCGGCCACAGCCGCCGCCAGGCCGGCAATCGCCGTCACCCCTACTTCTAACCCGGTTTTTAATCCGCTGGCTACGCTTTTGAGCTTCTCCAGGGCATCGATCGAGCCGTCCGTCTCGTCCCCCAGCTCGTCCACGCCCTTGGCGGCATCCCGAGAGTTTTCGTCAAGTCCTTTCAGCCCGCTCTCGCTCTGGTTCAGCTCTTTCTGCATCTTCCCCAGCGCTTCGACCTCTTTGTTCAGCTTGATCGCCAGCTCTTCCGCCGCTCGGCTGCCTGCCCCCTGCTCTCCAGCAACCCGCTCGTATTCCCCCTGCAGCGACCCAACCTTGCGCTTCTGGATCTCGATCTGCTCATTCAGCGCCTTGATCCGCGATTCCAGACCCGTCGCCGATTTGCCCCAATCCTCCAGCCCGGCCACCGACGCCTTGAAGGCCGACTCTATCACGCGAATATCACGGTTCATCTCCGAGAGACCGGATTTGAAGTCGGTCGTATCTAATCCGACTTTACCGCTGATGGGTGGCAAATCGCTCATAACCAGCTCACCTGATCACAAAACACCTGATTAGTCCTTTGAACCACACTCTGTGTCTCTGTGTCCGATGTACTCATCGGCACTCTGTGGTTATTTCCCGCCGGCACGTGCATCACAAAAGGCAGCAGGCTCTCGATATCCGTCCGGTCGATCTCGTACAGCGACCATCCAAAAGCCTTCACCAGTGCCAGCTCCAGCTCCAGGCAGAAATCTACATCAAGATCATCCGGCGCAGGTATTGCTACCCCGCCGGAGGCGGAGGGTTTCCATTAGCCGGCCGCCCCTCCACGAACTGGCTGGCGCGTCCGATCACGCTGTTGATCACCGTAATCATTTCGCTGACATCGGTGCCCTTGTTTACCTGCTCCAGCGAAAATTGATCGCCAAAAACCGCCACCACCAGGCCGGCCAGTTCGTCCAGATCGTCTTCGGAAATGTCGCCGGCGCCGATAATTTTCTTCATCCGGATCGCCCGCTTCAGGATTTCCCACGGCACAAAGCTGCGCGTGAAGGTCTGGATCACCTCGTTCGTCTCAGGATCGTACAATGTCAGCTCGATCGGCTTCATAAATCCATCCCGATTAGTGTTATTCGTGTTATTCGTGGTTCAGTCCTGGAGGCCTTGCGACCTCCAGGAACTGAATCCATTGGGGGGGGCGCGTTACACGCTCCGCACGACTAATTATGCGGTAGTGAAGTTCACCACACCGCTCAGCGTCTGCCCGTAGATGTCCTCGACCGCGTAGGAGATCAGGTACACCGTGCTC